CTCGACCCTCTCATGTCTTCCACATGCAATAATATTGCAAGTCGGAATACATATCCCTCTATTACAGGAGCTGTCCAGTGGCTTATGAGCGCACACGCACCGATTCTAGCACAGTCAATTCTGGCTATGCAAAGTATACGACGGGTGTGCCCATAAGTGGGAACAACACTAGTAGAACCATTAGGACAGAAAGATGTATTGATGTCGTCCGCACTAGACGTGAGGGCGATAATCAAGATCTTTCTATCTACTACTACGCAATGAGTGGTGGTAGAATTAATGGTCAGACCCGCGCCGGTGCCAAGTTTATTGATTTTCTTGGTACTGGCTGGGGGTCCCAATCTACTTTTGGTCATTACACTGGATTATACGGAAACCCTTCTGACATTGCCGTTGCAACATCAGCGGCAGCACGTACGAACCCGTCACGTCCTTATGTGGATGTGGCGGTCTCTGTGCTTGAGTTGGCTGATCTAGTGCATTCTATTAAGAGTATTGGTGATACCATACTCCGAAAGGCTGCAGCTAGAAATCTCGAGCTCCAATTTGGGCTTTTGCCTTTAGTTGGAGATCTTGATAAGATGTGCAATTTTCACGAGGCGTTAGATATTCGTCTCGAGGAATTACATCGTCTTCAGCGATCCCATGGTTCCCGTAGAACTAAGCAGCATGGTACGTTCTCTAAGTCCGGTTATTGGCAATTTCAAGCCCAAACTCAGGGCGTGAATGCGTCAATCCGTTCTTATTCGAACACTGTCCAAAAGGTTTCTTCTCACTGTAGGTGGTTACCTACTGGGAGTTTTCGCCGTTTGGGCAACGATGCTGTTCGTCGGCTAGCCAGTGATGCTTTGTTGGGCATCGTAAGGAAAAACTGGTTCCGGGCGGATATGTCCACCGTTTGGAACGCAGTCCCTTGGACCTGGCTGCTAGACTGGGCCGGTACTGTTGGTAACTATTTTGCTGCCAACAGGAATATCGTCCCATGCTATCTCGCAGGATGTTCTGTCATGCGAGAGACGACAACCGAGACTGTATGTGATCGAGAAACTGGTGATGGGCTCGTCGTTGACGAAGCCCATGTCATATTTCGTGATCGCACACGGAAGCGGGTGCTTATCGGTCCTGTAGCCCAGTTCCCACTGCTAAGTGCGAACCAGATGGGCATTCTCGCGTCGCTGTCTGTTACTCGGCGGCGATAATATCAGCCGTCGCAGATTGCGACTTGAGAACTAAGGAATAGAACATGCTTACCGATCCTTTTGTGATCTCTGTCAACGGAGTAAACAAATCACTCGTTCGTATCAATCAGGACAGGTACTCTTCCGAGTACATGCTTCGGACTAATACGGAGGAGTATCGTATGAAAGTCCGGAATTCGTCCAGGCCTAACAAGGCTAAGGGCGGTATCCGGGTTGATCGACATAATGTCGAACTAACTCATACGGTTTTCCCTGTTGCGCCGGCTACGCGTTCCTTTACGAGGTTCGCGTATGTTGTTTTTGAGAACGAGGAGGGTGATACCCTGCTCGATCCCTCTTACATCGTGTCGGCTCTTGCTGGCAGCCTTTCGGCTGCTAACATTGCAAAGTTGCAGAACTTCGAGTCCTAGCAACCTCGGAGGATCATAAGGAGGCTCGGTGGCTGGACTTCAACCCTTCTCAAAAGGAAGATTGAATGAAAAGCCAGTTGAGTGTTCTACTCCATGTCATGCAGGGACTCCGTGAGGACGTCCAGGCATCATACCCGGCACTAAAGGGGTTGGATTCCGACTTTGGAAGACTCTCCCTTTATTGTCAAACGCGTGGTCTCTCGTTGTTTACGATGGACCTACCGCATCTCGATTCCTTGCTTTGTGCAGGACTCGAGACCGGGCACCTTAGCCTTTCGGGCCCTCTCTCAAAGAGGGTTTCCAAGAGGATCCAAGTGCCGAGACTTTTCTCGGGACTTTGGTTGTGCGTGTTTGACAAGGATGCCTGCTTGAAGACTGAGGTAGATGTCACCGCAGTGGCCTTTCTAAGACAGCTTTTTCGTCTCGGAAAGAACATTGAGGTCGAATGCTCCTTTGATCGCATACAAACGACCATAGGAGAATATCATGACATCGAGCAGCGGCTCCGACCTCCCACCGTCTGGTGGTGGTCAGATACTGCCGACTTCGGGGAAGACGGAAGCGATCGTCACCTTAGTGATTGTTGCTTCTCGAATTATTCCAGCGATCAAAGATCTCTTTATTCTTCTGAAGAAGAAGAAGAAAGAGAATTCCGCGAAAGTTGGATGACCCGGAGCCTCCTTAATAAGGTTCAGCAGGTTGCTGATCTTATTATGACCGAGTTTAGTCCGTATGATCCTGTTGCTCTTTCTGAGCAATGGGAATCCGAAGGACTAGGTACGGGCTTCAAGCATGGTCCTGGGGCTGTTTCAGAAAAGCTTAAGAACTGGGAGAAATCCGAGTTCCCATGCTGGCCTGATAAGCTTCAGCGCATTTTCCCTTTTGAACTAGTGGGTAGAACCGCTGGCTCAGATAAGGAAAGGCCCTCTCGTCATGAGGTGGCCGGTCGGCTACTATGTGTTCCGAAGACTGCAAAGTCTCCGAGACTCATAGCAAGTGAGCCTGTTGCACATATGTATGTGCAGCAGCACATTTGGCGATTCTGTCGAGAAGAGTTGAGTCGGATCTTTGGAACCGATTTCATTGACTTTTCAAAACAGTCTCGTTCAGCCGATCTTGTGCTGAGTGCTTCCCGAAATCGAGAACTTGCTACTGTTGATTTAAGTAGTGCAAGTGATCGACTCTCGTGTTGGACCGTGGAGCGATTGTTTCGTAGAAATCCTACGTTACTTACCGCTCTGCACGCCGCACGAACGAGGTACCTTAGAGATGACGTGTCTAAGGTTCCGAACTTCTTATCCTTAAAGAAGTTTGCCTCGCAGGGTTCAGCTACGAATTTTCCGATTCAATCGATCTGCTATTTGATTATTGCCATCGGTGCTTGCATCGATGGTAAAGTCACTTGGCAGTCGATCCGGAATCTTCGATCCCAGGTACGTGTCTATGGGGATGATATTATCATTCCCAAGACAGGGTATGTCCGGTTAGTATCCGTTATGAATGCCCTTCAATTGAAAGTGAATATGGCCAAAAGCTATGTTCACGGACATTTTAGGGAATCATGCGGGACTGACGGGTACAATGGGTTTTGTGTTACCCCTGTATCCCCGAAACTACTAGCCGGAGACAGTCCGGCGTCACGCCGGTCTGTTGTAGACACTACCAATAATCTCTTTCTAAAAGGATTTTGGCATGCATCAGACAGACTTAAATCCACGCTTCCTCCACGTTTACAACGTGGACTTAGGATCGTGGCACAGCGTGACGTTGGATTCGCCGGTCTCTCCTCATACTCTGGAAGCGATGAATCTCATCTTATCAAAAGATGGAATTCTCGCCTACATAGGAACGAGGTTAGAGCTTGGTCTTTATCAGACCGAGCTCACAAAAGAGAACGGCAGGGCTACTCCGCATTGCTGGACTTCATGTCCCGCAAGCACGATCCTAGGAATTCTAGGATTGTGTCTGAATACGGAGAAACCCGGAAGACCAGAGATGGTCTTCTATGGGAGCCCCTTAACTCGGATGCTCGCGTATTTGCTAGCGAACGAGGGTCACCGTTACCTGATGGTGGACGAACTTTCCCGCAAGGGTTGGTTCGACATCCCAGAGGATGGTGTCCTAAGCTCGCTGCGCATCTTCGCAGTTGAGTTTTCCGAGGCGCTGTCCTACTTGAATGATTAATCCCTTCTTTTAATAAGGAACTGACCATGAGTAGGATTACTTTTAAATCAGAGAAGTCCGTCGTCGCATTTTTAGACGATTGGTATACATCACTCTTTCATATCGAGAATGAGAACTATGTTCCCATTACCGGTTTTGAAGAGCATGCATCCAATCTCGATCATGCGATCTCGGTCTATTACAACCGCGTTGAAGGTTTTGGCTTAGAAACCATTATCGCCAACGTGGAGTATGATGAGCAAGGTATTCTTTCCTCGCTTATCTTCTGACTCAAAGGCTTGCGCCTTATAAGTTAAGGGTGGTGGGATTACTGCCAGGTCTAGCCTCGCATCGAAAGATGTTCGAGTGGATCCTGGAGCTTCCCTTGGGCTGGAC